GAAGGTTAACTGCTTTGCAAAAATCTTTAAGGGCACCGATACCTGTAACCTGTGTTTCATACGCAGTACCTTTGCCGATATCTAAATCCACCCATAGCGATTTAAACAAATTAACATTCTTAGCACTTCTACTTATATTTGAATGGTAGGTAGCTAAAGCGAAGTAGGCATCTACTCCAGCCGCTGTTTGTTCGTCTGCCCAAACCTCTACTTCCTCGAATGTGTTAAAGAATACTTGGGTAGTTCTTTTATTGATTATCCCTACTGCGCAATACAAACCCCCTTGCGCTACTACTGTATTAAAAAAATCTATCCTGTTCATGGCTATACCTAAAAATGAGGGTAAAAAAAGGGGCGGTGCTATCCGCCCCTTCTAATGGGGAAGTGCTTAGTCAGCCCATTCAGCCAATGTACTTTCAAGGTCAGTTGGGTTAGCTACTGTAGCTGAGGGCTTCTTCTCTCTTACAACAGGTTCAGCAACGGGAGCGTCTTTGAATAAGCCTTGCGGTGCTGGTTTAGGTGCAGGAGCTGGAGCCTCTTCTTTTTTAGCTGCTGAGAAGCTGGTAGTAATTGCTTGGATTGCTTCAAGTGAAGTAGCTTTATCCAATACAACCTCAATCTCTTTTTCATCTAATGGACGTACTGCACGGAATACCATCTTAGGTGTTGCAGAATCTGTATCAAATCTAAGCTCGGTTACAACGTCAGTAACATTTAAGCCGTGTCCTGCTAGTTGCTTGGCATATTGGAAGAGAGGCATCTTACCGTTCTCACCTTTACCAAATAAAGAGGTTGCTGCAAGTGATAACTCGTATACGTCACCATGCATATCATTCTCAAGTAATACTGCGAGGCGGTGAGTATATCTGCAAGCTCTACCAGAACCTTGACCAGACCCCGCGATGTTCATAGGGCAGGTAGCACAGTTGTGGTTTTTAGGAGTTTCAATAGTTGGGCTAGGTACTTCACCATCCGTACTCCAGCAATCTGGAGAAGAGACTACACCTTCTTGGTATGTGCCTGCGTAATACTGACGTGATGTTTTAGGTGCCGCCGCCGCAATGATAATGTTCATTGCACGGTCTTCATTCTTAGCAACCTCTTGACCACCAACAGTTAAGCGGAAGATGTTACCTCTTACTGAGATGCGGCGAGCATCAGATGAGCCGCCCATAAGAGCCTTAGTAGTTTCACTCAACTCCCTTTTTGCAAAGTGTGCTGGGATTGCTGCGCCTGTTGTAAATAAACTCATTTCGTTAGCCATGTGTATTTGCTCCTGATAATTTAACAATAGTAGTTTTTCTAGAGATTAGTGCTTTTACTTCGTTAGCACTTAATAGGTATTCATTACCTCTGCGGTAAGAACTTAATTTACCTGTGTTTCGTAGTTTGGAAATATACTGCCTAGAGCAGTTTAGTATCCCCATTACTTGTTTAGTTGTCAAAAATACTTCTTCATCATCTTGCGGTTCCATATCATTTCCTTCTAACGGTTATGGCATATCTGCTATCAATATTCATGCCTGGAGGCATGAGGTTAGGGTTTTCTTCTAAAAAGGATTTCATGTTTGTCTGATGCACTCGTTGCTCAAGTAGCTCAAACGCATCGTTCTCCTTAATAAAGTTTTTCATACTGTTCCAATCGCTTGTCCAGTATCTTGTTTTAACCGTCCGTGTCACTGTACCTGCTGAGGTCTTAAGTCCGTCTGTCCCCGTCTCCTTGCAAAGCTCTAGTAGAGCCTGTTGTACTGCATCTTGTTGCTGTTTAATTCTATCGTCTGCTTCATCAAACTCTCGTTGCAGTTGCTGTCTTGCATCTCTCATTTTTATGTAAGCTTTGACGAGATGTTCTACATTTACTGTACTCATGTGATTCCTCGTGCCTTTCTTTGAAAGAGATTATATTGTACACCCTTGTAACCCTTGTGTCAACTGATAATATCTTTATACAAATCCAATAACTTAGTCTGAGCCGCACCTTTATCTTCTAATACGTTTAAGACTTTCTTCTCTACGGGTGAGCCTACAAGATGCACCACGCTACATCTGTTTACTTGCCCTGCACGGTGAATACGCGCATTGGCTTGCTTATAGGTTTCCAGTGAAAGTGTGACGCCCCACCACACAATCGTATTAGCCGCGTGCAAAGTTACCCCATGCGCCGCCGCTTGCGGCTGGATAACCAGAATCTGCGGGTTAGGTGAAGTCTGGAATGCGTTGAATAATTCAGAGCGTTTGTTTGCATTAATGCCACCATAAATAACTCCCACACTGTAGCCTACATCTAGTAATACCCTTTCTACTATCTCTATGGTGTGCTTAAACTGCACGAACACAATCGTCTTATGGGATGTTTCAGCTACGATGTCCAGCAGTTCTGCCGCACGAGATTTCACATCAAACTCAATCACTTCTCCAGTATCCGAATACACCGCCCCAGATGAAAGTTGCAATAGTTTGTTTAAAGCAACCGCCGCATTAGCCGCAGTAATCTCTTCTCCTGCCGCTTGCATGAGCATCTCTTTCTTGAGCATCTTGTAATACTTCTCTTGTTGCGGAGATAGCGGTACATCTCTTGTCTGATACGTTAGCTCTGGTAGGTCTAGGCATTCTTCTTTAGTAAACCGTATCGCAGGTTGCATGAACCTATGCACTATCTGCTCTGCATCGGGACGATTCTTAAATGTAAACTGTGACGTGCGTATCTGTACCATATCTCGGAACGCATTAAACGCTCTGGGCGTTTGCTTAGGGTTAACTAGTTTAATTAGTCCATACGCATCTACTGGTGACTGCGCCGCAGGTGTACCCGTTAACATCCAGAGCCATGTGTCTGCAGTGATTAAGCGGTTCATCGTCTTCCATCTACGAGTCGAGACGTTTTTTAAATGCGTAGCTTCGTCTACTACAATCAAATCAAACCCACCTTCAGCAATCTCTTTCTCTACAATCTCAACACCATCGAAGTTAATAATAACTATCTCCGCAGTGCTTTTAATAATCTCAGCACGTTTTACCCTACTACCATGTGCAATCTCAACTGACCGATGCATAGCTGTCTTAAACAAATCTTTGCGCCATGCCGCATCCATAATAGATAGAGGGCAAATCACAAGCATACGGCGTATCACACCGAGTTTCATTAGGTAGTCAGCCGCCCAGATAACAGAGTTAGTTTTTCCCGTACCCATCTCATTTAAGCAAAAGGCTCTTCGGTTAAGTGTTAGAAACTCTGATGTTACTCGCTGATGGTCAAAGGGTTTATACATCCCTGTCCACGTATACTGTGTGCGAATAGGTGAGGGTACATTTTTAATACCTATATTGTTTAGGATATGCGCTTCACCTAAACCAAAATTTACCCATACCTCTGCTGTACCAAAATCAATATCTTTAATTTTACTTTTTGTAATGACGCTTGTAATAGCATCGGGGTTAGTGGTCTTGATAGACAAGACCTTATCTTGGATTACTTGTATTTCCATTGTCGCTCCGTACAGCCCCTTAAGGGGGCGAATCATTTATCTTCTAATACTTCAAATAGCTGAGGCTTATTCGTACTTCTATTAAAGTACCATGCTCTTACTTTGTTTAGGCACATCTTCCGTTCACTAATACGCGTTCTAAGAGTCATGGTACATAGAGCGTCTATGTGACGCTCTACTAAACTCTCAGGTAAACCAGACTCCGTTGCAATAATCTGCACTGACTTTACGGATACTTCCATATTATTTCTTCTTAGGTTTAGCTTTCTTTGGTGGTTCGTTCTTCTTCATAGTATGGTCACTGTTGCGTTGGAACGAACGATTTACTTCTGGGTCTCTAAGACGTAGGTTGTCTTTACCGTTACCCGCTTTAACGCCTTTGATATGGTCAATGTCTTTCCCAGTGCGGTCAATACCCGCTTTATCATATGCACGGCGAGCACGTTGTCTCTCCATTCTAGCAGCGTGAGCCCCAGGGCGAGTCTTCTCTAATTCATATTCTCGTTTAACATTTCTATCTGCTTTGTTCTTGTAGGGCATCACCCCTCCTTATAGTTACCGTTATGAATGCACCGTGTAGCCTGACACCATCGACGGCATAGTCCGTTAGGAATAGGATTAAATACTCCCGTCTCGTAGGCTACTGACCGTTGCGCTAATACAGGTGCTAGTTTATCAAAAATACCCAATCTATTCTCATATGTATATTCTTCTTTTACCATCTCGTTAGCTACTACGAATAGTAACATCCCTTTGATATTCTCAACATACGGGAACTCTAGGAACACCGCCGCCGCTAGTAGTGCTAGTTGCTTAGTGTCTGCATACTTTGCTGACTTGCCTGTTTTATAATCCACAATATACGCTTTCTTAGCATCTGCGTCTACGATGACAAGGTCTGCAATGCCACGCCAGTACCTATTAGGTGCTTCATAATCACAGAACTCATATCCAGTATCTGTCTTCGCCACTGCAAGTTTATACTCGCAAAGCTTTCTGCCTTTGATGTTATTGATAGTATCAAGGAACTTCTTAACAAATATAAACCGCTCTGGTAATGCCTCACCTTTACCTATGTAGTTCTCAGCCGCAAGATGTAAGTCTTTTCCATACAGCGTAGCTGAGGTATCTGCGAAAGGTATGTACTTTAAAACATGGTGTGCTTCGTACTGCTTAGGGCAGGTAATAAACCTACTCAGTGAACTATAAGTAAAACTAGGTACGCTCATTTTTGCATACCCATCTTATGTAAGCCTTCTGAGGCGTTGAAGCAGTACAGGGTATAGACTTCCACTCTGTGTAGCAGACCCACAAACTACCGATTTTTCTTAGTTTCGGCTTCAAATATATCCGCGCATTCTCTATCACACCATCTCCTCTTGTATCCTATAAAGTCACCGCACGTCCAGCAAAGTCCGGTGGGGTTAGTTGTATCTATCTTTGCGGCTTCTCTGCAAATATCTGCGATAAGTTTATCTCGCATCATCTCCTCATGCAGTGACGCGAGGTCTGTGTTTCCTTCTTCTGTTGCCATGTTATTTTTCGTTATGTATAAATACTAATCTAGACAGGTACCATTGCGCTTTCTGCAAGTCTTCATGTGCTTTACCTTTGTTTCGGTATCGCCACATATACTTAAAGGCGTTGCCTCGCAGATACCCAATAAACTCTTCGGGCGTAAGCATTGCTTCCATCGCAACAATACATTCTATTTTACCATTTTTGTAGTGTGGAGGCTCGTTAACCATGTCTTCTTTTTTAGCTTCGTGTACTGAGTCACCCATGTATAATTGCCCCTGTGTGTATGCATCGTAAATTGTTTTAGGTTTGTCGTTCATAGTGTCATCTCCCAACCTGTCGGCTTTATTAAATGATGTTGTAAAAACTTTCTACACATCTTGTTGTCTAGTGAACTAACGTCCCTGCGCTTGCGTCTTTGCAAACTGTCTTGCACTCCTGCTACCACTGCACATCTCTTACATATTGTACTATCTGTTTTAAATACTGACTCTTCTTTGATTAAGTTACATACCTCGCATAGCCTATTCATGCTCAAGCTCCACAAATACGTTTGGTGCAATCTTATGTAGTTGATGGTTAATCTCATGCGCTACTTCTCGTATCTCCCACTGCACTTCTTTACCACTGCGCAGTTTAATAAAGTCATACCACGCTTGGAAGTTACCGACTACCAGTAATTCTGTTGTCGTGCCTTGTGGTAGGATGAATCGCGCATCTTCTTTTTTAACGCCATTTTTGATTAAGTTTTCATATAATATTTGAGCGTTATAAACAAAATCCTGCACACCATATTTACTAATGCTTTCTGGAATAACTACGTTAGTTTCTTCTTCATTACAATAGCGCTGACTACGTTGCAAGAAATCTAAATGCTTACTGCGAACAAACTGATGTGAACAGATGCGGCTAATATCCTCAATCAAAAACGTAGCATGGGCAAAGCGTAGTGTTGATAAATGCCCTTTGGTTACGCAGTGATAGGCTCTCTTAATGCACTGCTCTGGTGATTGTTCACCTGTCTTACCGTAGCATATTCCTGCAAGTAATCCGATATGTTCTTCTGGGTTAGGCGTGTGCTGAACTAGGGTTACTTTCATATTTTGTCCTCCCACGAGAAGTTGTATCTATCTTTTACTTTATATATCAGTAAACCTCTTTCATCAAACTCATCTTCCTCCACCTCATCACACGTAAACTCAGGCATAGTACCAAAAGTATAAGGAGATTTCTCATCAGGTACGCTGTCATATAACAAGCGTAATGCTTCTTGCATATTCCAGAACTTATCCATCACCTCTGTAAACTCTTTAAAAAACTCTTCAGTGACCTCAACTTCTTTACCAAACCCATCACCTATATCATATATGGGGTAGAGCTCATCCTCACTAACTTTTAGTTTCATTTCTTCTCACCTTTAAATGTTAGTTGCTTGCCCTCAGGAGTCATAAAACCAGTAAGACCTAGGTCATTATCAAAACTTCTAAAGCTATGTAGTCGCTGTCTTATAACCACTAAGGGTTCGTTAGTGCCTTCTCTTGTGCCTATGCGTATTCTAGGTGGTGATGCTTCTGGGTAATCTTCAGCTTGACTTAGGTATATACCCTCAATAGTTTGCAGTGCCTCGATAAGTCTCCGTAAATCTAACCCATGACTATAAAAGAGCTTCATCACTACATCCATACATTCTTCTTCATTCATTTCTTCTCTCCAGTAAGCTGATAAGGATGACAGGTTAAATTCCAGCGAGTAAAGTGAGTACCCATAGATTTAAGAACAAAGTCCTGTCTAACTGCCGCTGATTCGCATGATACCTTGTCTGCAAATTCGATTGTTGATTGTGTAAGCTCACCGTGAGTGGTTACAGCGATAATTAAAATATAAGCTGTTGTTGCAATCATTTTGTTTCTCCGATGTGGCGGTATTCTATATTATGTCCCCACATTGGGTGATCATGTAAACGCTTCCACTGACCACGAAATTCATACTCAAACTCCATCCAAGGATCAATCCTTCTTGCTGCAACTTCAGCATATTTAGCCAGTATTTCAGCATGTGGATGTGGCGTGATAACTGGTTCTGGTCGGTGGTGTGTAACAATAAGCGCTTCTAATATATTTTCATTATCACTATAAAAATTAACTTTAATGTCCATTTTTTTTACATTTTTATATAAATCAAGCCATTTTGGTTCATAGCATTGTAAAAAACCACATAAGTCATTCTGCTTTTCGTTCCATTCACAAAATTCTTGGTACAAATCTTTACTTGTCGATTGGTTACTAGCAATACAAGCAAGTTCGGCAATCTGTTCTTCTGTTAATAAGCTCATGTTATACCCCCGTACTACCAAAGCCACCTGCACCGCGCTCAGTCACTGTGCTGAACTCCTCCACTTCAATAAACTCCGCTCGCACTATTGGAATAAATTTCATTTGAGCAATGCGGTCTTGCGGATTAATCTTGTACACACCAGTACCTGTATTCTTTACTGACACTTTAAGCTCTCCCGTGTAGTCGCTATCAATTAAGCCAACACTATTGCCGAGTTTGATACCATGATTATGCCCAAGACCGCTGCGAGGTAAGATTACCGCTGCGACATTATCGTCATTGATGTTGATAGCAATGCCTGTAGGAATCAATGCCGTTTCGCCTAAGTCTAGCTTAATGGCTTTAGTGATGTTGGCGCGTAAATCCACAGCCGCTGCACCTGCTGTTTCGTAAGCCGGTAGTATCACTTTTTCGTCTAACTTCTTAATTTCAATTTTCATTTTTAACATCCTCTTTATTTTGGAATAAACCATTATTGTGTTTGTGCGGATTTGTGTATTCAGCTCCGCTGTATTTACTCGCTGTTAAAAAATCGTTTTCAATTGGCTTATCAAGCACAATACTTTCTAAATCACCTACAATTGTTATAAGCTCGTCATGCAGATAATCCGGCATAAACTTTTCAATCATAAAGGCATAAGCCTCTAATGCTGACAGCAGTTTTATGGTGCGGAGTGCTTGTTCTTTATTCATTTTCTACTCCAATACCGTGTTCTTTTTCTATTGCTCTGACAAACTTAAAATAGGGGCTATTATCAATGTAACCATACTCGTTTAAAAAGCCGTAGACAGAACCATCATCATCTTTAACATGGTCAAGAGTGAATCCTGCATTGTATCCAATGTTGAAAATTTCATCATCACTCAAAGGCTCACGTTTTGGTGGTGCTAGGTAGAGTGGCACATAATCTTTGTGGTTAGCATAATAACTATCATCTGTAAGACCGCCTTCTCCTTTTGTTGACATCCACGCCACAGGCACTTGCTCATCTAGGTCTAGTTCAGCTTGTATATCCCAGTACAAATCATAATGAGTTTCTTTTAGTTCGAGCAGTGTATCTCGCACTCTTTTTAACAACTCTCTTTCTTTACTCATAAATCACCCACATTTGATATACATCGTCAATTACACTTCGAAAAGCCGCAGCTTACGCAAGTAACACAGCCATCCATCAATATTAAAGACTTGGTATTACATGACGTGCATAACTCAGCATTCTTTAAACCTTCTTCACCAACTTCTTCTTTCTTAGCTCCCAAGTACGCTTGTTGATGTTCATCCACTTCGACTTTAATCACGCCCGTTGCAACCAGATGTTGTTCGATAACTGTTCCTATCTCTGCTACGAGCGATGGCATATACACACCACCTTTTTTATAGTAACCGCCTTTCGGGTCAAACACATTCTTAAGTTCTTCAACTAAAAACGTAGAGTCACCACCTTTTCTCCACACTGCGGACACCAAGCGCGTTAATGCAAGTACCCACTGAAAGTGCTCCATGTTCTTACTGTTAATAAACATCTCGTAGGGATGACGCTCGTCACCGTTAAGCACCATATCGTTAATCGTAATATACAAAGCGTGCTCAGACTGCGGTGTCTTAATCTTATACGTTGTCCCTTGCAGGTATTCTGGTCGAGGCAGTAGCTCGTGCATCTTTTCTACATCTGCGGATACCGCAGGGGATTCTTCTTTATCAACTACTTTGTAGCCTGTAATCTTCTTATCTATTGTGTATGTCATACTTACCTCTGATGTCTTATGTCATTAAAGATGGGGCGTTGTTCTTTGCATTTATCGCACTCACGATACCCCCGACTTTGATACACCCGCCAATGGGCGTGCTTACAATTCACTGCGCTAGGCACAGGCGTTACTGCTTCTACCTTTTTAACTTTGTCCATAGTATCCTCATTGATAAGCCAATAAACCCTACATAGGCAACAAGTGCCACCCAATCATCTAAGGTCATTGTCATCCCCTTTTGTGTACTCAATCATAAAACAGACCATAGTAATTCCAATTACAGTCCAGTACGTTATCTCAGCCATCTAACACCTCTTGTTCTTCCATCGCTCGGAGCATCAGCTTGAGTTGCTGTATCTCTGCGAGGATTTTAAGTTTAACTTTCTTTAATTCTTTCTTGTTTTTCTGCGCCATCTCAAGGCGTTTAAACATTTCGTCTTTAGTCATCTCTTCTCTCCTAACAGTCAGCTATGCTTCTACCCCATCCACCCTCAGCCGCTAGTGGTATATCGGGCATCCATGTGGGGGGTTTGCACATCTCTTCAATTAAATAATCTAAGGCGTCCTGCGCCTCACCCTCTGGCACAACTATATACAGCGCGTCATGAATAGACAGCGCGATTTGATACCTCTTAGCTATGCGAACCATAGCCTCTGACATGATGCAACGGGCAGTCGCCTGTATACAATTATTAAATAATTTTGGTCCGTAAAGTCTATCATACCCATTGCGCAGTTTATACTTGTAACCCTTCTCGCCAGACGATTCGTCTATCACATTCTCAAGCTGTAGGTACTGCATATATAGACCAGACGGGAGCTTCACACCGCGCTTACCATCCACTACATACAAACCGTTGCGACCAAATGTAAACGTACCATCGTCAGCGATTGCCTTAATAGCACTACTACACGTCTTCCAAAACGCTGTCACCCCTGTGTATGTATTGCGGTAGAGGTCAACGATGCGCTTCGCTTCCATCTCACCTAAGTCAGTGCCTGACCCCGCTTTAATAGCAGATTGAAGTTTAGAGTGCCCGACACCAAATATTAGTGATAGTTGCGAAACTTTACCAATAAACCGCTGTGCCTTAGTTACCTCCTCATAAGGTACGTTAAACGCAAGGGATGCAAACTCCTTATACAAATCCCGACCATCACCTAGTGACTTGAGAGCCTCCATCTCATCACACACCCAAAGACCCACACGCAGTTCAATGTTAGATAAGTCAGCCCCTACTACGACCATACCATCAGGTGCAACAATAGACTTTTTAAGTGTGCTATCTCTAGGCAAGTTCTGAAAGTTTACTTTCTGTCCACCACCTGCTGACCACCTGCCTGTTGCCGCACCATAATAGTTTAGCGGTATGGGTAAGTAATTAGTTCGTTTAGCGATTCCAATAAAGCGTTCAGTCCGTGTTTCTTCGATTGTACTCTTAACACCAAGTCGCGTTGCGACCAGTACCTGCACATCTGGGTTCTCATGTTCGAGTAAGTCTTTGAGTCCGTCATCAGTCTTTGCGAAGGCATACGTTAGTTTTCCTGTAGTAGGTGATACTTTCATTGGTACATCAACCCCGTAGCTCTCAAGCAGTGCCGCAAACTTAGGGTTACTCATCAACTCTTTCTTATCGGCAACCACTCGACTCAGTAAGTCTTCCTTCTTTGTGCGTACTTCATGCAGGTAGGACTCCAGCATGGGCAGGTCGATAGTTAGCGTAGGGTTTGTTGCCATCTTAATAGTGATATCAATTAGCGATAGCTCTTGTGTGTTGAAGTGCGGCATCAGTGCATGGAATAGCTTATACGTAACCTCCACATCGTTCACACAGTATTCACCATACCTTGCAAGCTCTTCCTCAGTAAAGTCTTTGAGGTGTTTACCCAGTGCGTTCACAACCTCCGTACCCTTCGCCCCTAGTTCATAATACTCTACTAGTTTAGCTAGGCTACCGCCTACTGATATGCCATGTATTGCACGAGCCATAGACAGGGTGTCTATGTACCTCTTAGCCGTGATACCAAAATACTCTGATAGAATCGTTGCATCAAAGAAAGTGTTATGACATAGCAGTATCTGATTAGGTATATCGTATAAGTCTAGGTACGCCTTAAGCTCCTCCTTAGTTCCTGTGTAAAAGATAGTAGGCTTATCGTCTACCTTGATGCCTACACCAATCACCTCAAACTCATCACCGTTCACATACTCTTCAGTGGTTAGCTTGGATAAGCTATAGTTTTTATCATAAAAAGTTTCCATGTCAAGTGTTAACACTGTATGTTTCCCCTCTAACAATTAAACTAATAGCCCGTTGTGACACGTTAAATTCTTTAGCTAAACTCATTTGCGTTTCTCCTCTATCATATCTACCTCTTATTGTTTCGGCTTCTGTATTTGTTAACTTAGCATTTGCATGATGCTCACCCTTAGGTTGAGACCTACGTCCTTTCTTATAAGCATCTAACTGGTTATCCTTATATGAACCTAAAAATAAATGGGAAGGGTTACAACATTTTCGGTTATCGCATTTATGTAATACATGGAGAGAGTCTCTATGAGATTTAGGCGCTGACATATCTTGTATACTGCCCATAAGATATAAAGCTACCCTATGAGCAGTATATAACTTACCCCCCCATGAAACCGTGCCATACCCTGTGCTATTTTTGCTACCTTGCCACTCCCAACACCCATCACTACTTCTATCTACTCTACCCCAAAAAGATTGAGCTGTTTGTTTCTTTGACATCTTAGACTCCTAATAAGTTTTATAAGTCTATAGTATACATTATAAATCATCTCGCCACCATATTGCCTTGCACATCGCGGGTTAACTCATATACCCCATATAGCTTGCCGTCCCGTAGGATAAACTCGCCTATGTTAGTCTTGATGATAGTGTGGCGGTGCTTGTTATCCACATAGTTTGTTACCTGTGCAATAAGTAACGCTATAAAGAATAACCCTGCTACAACCCATCCTGCGTGTTCTTTGTTCATATCAATCACCACAATTTTTTAGGACGCCCACGAGGGGACAAATAAGTATTTACTAATGAGAACGCTTTTTCTAAATCGTCTAGTGCCCATAAGAACGATGTCTTACCTTGATTGCTAATACCGACAGGCGACACGTTGAGAGCGATTAACTTCCTTCTGAGTGTAGCTTGCGACATCCCTGTTTTTTCTCGGAACTGTTTAATCGTCATGGTTTTCATAACCCCACCATCCGATGTTTGATTCTGTCTTTAGCCATGTTTAAGTTGTCTATACTCCACACATAACTTGGTCTACGCCTGCTCACTTGTACTGACCCACACGGTGGGAAGTTTAGCTTCTCCAAATGAAACAGCAAGGTAGTCTTCGCTATCTTATGCAACTCACAGTATTCTTTAAGCGTCATCTCTGTCATTGCACTGTCCCCATAGCTGAGTCGTTACAGACAGCAGTAATAATACGAGTCGGTCTTTTGCTCATCTGATATGCACCGATAGCCATACCCCATTCTTCCTTAGCATTGTTGCAAGCCGTCATGCTGTCATAGGGGATTACACTCGTAGTGTAGGCTATGGTTTCGTGAGATGTTGTGCGTCCTTTCTTGTCAATGTTGGTATCGACAGTTAAAAAAGATAATGTAAGTACAAGTGTTGCGCTCATGATGTTCTCTCCTTATTTCTTTAATAGCTGGTTTAATATTGCTTTGTCTATCTCAGGGTTGTTGGATATGTATCTATCAAATATCTCTTCTACCTCAAATTGTGGCGCTTCACAACCCACGTTGGATTCAATTTCGTACCCAAGCGCTTTACTTTTTACATACAGAGTAAGTTCTTCTTCTTCGCAGTAATAGTTATCGCCTTCTTCATCGTCTACTAGTTTTATCGTAGCCCAATACTCAAGTCTTTCATCTCCTATATGCATAGTATATTCAAAGAACTCCCACCCATTTTCTTCTGTATATTCACTACTCATGATGTTCTCCAGATTGCGCGGCTGTGACACCGCGCAGGTTATTGTTATTTAGATAGGAATTCGATTTCGGGTACTTCACGTCTTGCTTTCGCATACTCGACTTCTTTACCTGCTGAGTACACCATCACACGAGCGGCGGCAATAAGTTGCTGGGCATCCTGTACTGCAATGGTTTTGTTTTTAATACCTTCATATACTTCTGATAGGTTATGTCTAAGCTCTGTGCAATTTTTCATGGTTCTTAATCTCTCTGTTGATACTAATAATAAGTGCTTGTGCTTCAAGCAACTCGGTTGGGATTTCGGCTTTCTTCAAGCCTGTTAATTTGTATATACTGTGTCTTGCAGAGTTTAACGGGTCGATATAATATACTTTATCCCACGCTTTTCTTTTCTCACGATTAGCTTCACGGTATGCTTTGTTATACGCTTTTATTTTCTCACGATTAGCTTCACGGTATGCTTTATCCCCCGCATTTATTTTCTCACGATTAGCTTCGTAGTATGCTTTATCCCACGCTTTTCTTTTCTCACGATTAGCTTCATAGTATGCTTTGTTATACGCTTTTAATTTCTCTGGGTCTTTGTATGGCATAGCTCCTCCTACTATGCTTTAAAGACAGCTTGTTTTAGTTCGGGGTGTTTGTTCTTCATCTCTTCCATGTAATCTCTAATCAGAGGGACGACTTCAGACAGTAGCTTTTCTTGATGGTCATCCTCAATCATTAGAATCAATACAGCAATGCCTTTGTGCAATGTAAATGCTAGGTCTGCCATATCCATAGGTGACCCTGCCGCACCCCTAATAAGTTTGTTTATGGTTTTGATGTACTCATCTTCTTTGCTCATCGTTTTGACTCCAATACAGCTTTACGTAGCATCTTACGAAGTCTTGTGTTTTCAGTTTGCGTTGCACTTTGCATAGCCGCTAACACTAAGAATAAAAATAGCATCAGCAGGTATGCCGCATTAGAGGTGTCTAACCATGTTAAGATTTCAATTAGCTTTTCCATTTTGTTTCTCCAAATATTTTAGTTGTGATTCTTCTACCAATCTTTGTGTTTGCTCTGGTGTTAACCAGTGATACGGTCTACGTGCTGTTGGGTAATCTTCTGGGTCATAGTCTGCATCCCAGCTTGCTGAGTCTATATCTCTCATAATACTCTCTCAAATAGTTTTCTAAATGGTCGATGTTGTCGGCGTTAACGAGGAGACCTGTTCCTCCTGCCTTTTCAATGTTACCAAGCTCGCGTTGTTGCAGAGCTGTGGGTTGTTTACTTCCTGCCTTACACTCTATACCAATGAAATGCCCACCGATACACGCAATCACATCGGGTATACCAGTGCGACCATATCCGTTAGCCGCAGGGAAAAAGTAATACGCACCCACCCCATCAAGCACTTTGCGTACTTGGTCTTTAATCTCACCTTCAGGCGTCTTTGCCATCACATAGCTCCTTAATTATTCTGTTAACTACTACCGTTTTAGTCTGCCCATTGAGTGAGCCAAACCATATCACATGCACTGGGCATTCGGGGTCACCGTTCCATACCTTAAGTGTTAGCCTATCTACAAACTGCATAGTAAGCCCTGCACTACTTAATCTATTTACAGTATCCTCTACAACATTAGATGCATCACTACGAATTTCTACAATCTTAATCATATCGACCTCTTGCTACTTAAATTATTTATGCTAGAGTATTCACACATATCTCTACCTATCCTAGAGTCTTGTGCTTCATGTGTTACTCCTCTCTT